CTTTCCTATTAAGCTGCTATTTGTTCCAAACTTATATGGCGATTTGTTTTGTCCGTTTCCTTTGTTAGAACTTTTATTTCCTTTTACACCTTTATCTTTATAAAATCCGTACTCATCCATCTCAAAAGAAATTTGAATACTATTTTTAGATTCTTTAACATATCCTTTTAAACTATTTGCAAGTGTGCCTGTATCTCTTGGAATACCTTTTTTTGCTTCACGGATTACGTTGTCCTTGAAGTCATCTAATAGTGCTTGTATGTTATTAAATTCTGCCATTAGCAAATAGTCATTGAATTGCCAATTAAAATATCACAGGTCAATGTTGCGCCCGCAAGTTTATTCTCAAACCTTTCTGTAAAAAATTCTGCCGTTGGATTGCCATCTACTTGAAAGGCATCCGTATAAAGTGTGCCTCTTCTTAACAACTCATAAACTCTATTTAATACTGCCATCATAGTATTCAATACATATAGTTCGTTATCGTTGCCATCAAATTTATTTAGTGTTTCGTCTTTTGATATGTCTGTGATATCCATAGCAAGAATACTAATATTGTATCTTATTACGTTTTCTTCAAACGTGGCTTGATTTACGATCAAATGTACTAAAGGAAATATTGTTTGCTTGTTTAAGTCAACGTCAAAAATATCTCCTTGTGTAACGGTGTTTATAAGTTCATCGTTATCGAAGTGTGTTTTTAGTTTGTCTATTATATCGAAGTAGTTCATAATTATTTCATTTGTCGTTTTAGTTCACGGCTTTCAATTTCGTTTTTTTGTTTGACGAACGATAAATATGTGAGACATTTAGTAAGTCCGTATTTTGTAACTGTGTCAAATTTTGTAAGGTCGTTGCCAGAGAGTCCATATATACTTGAATACCAACCCCATTGTTTTCCAAACTGAACTCTTTCTGAAAATTCGTTAAATCCCTCGTCTTCATCAGTTCGTTCTTCAAATAAGTTAGAGTAGCTTGTAACAATTCGCTTCCTAAACTCCAAAAAAAAACACTTGCACTTATTGCAACATCTAAAGGCGCAAACTTCATCAAGTCCTGCATATCTTCGTTTGGCTCATAGTCTATTATCGAATACTTGTCTTTGTGCTTTTCTTTAATTGGTCTGAACATTACTGCCATCGCTTTGTGATAAGTGTCCCAACTTTTTAAATGATGTTCTATGTCTACATACTCTCCGAAGCTTATGTTTTCCAGATTAGGAATAAATCCAAACTCTATGTTCTTTATTTTAAAGTTTCGTATCAGTTGTGGCTTTTCACTAAACACTTCAGTAAAGTGCTTGATCAATCCGTTTAAATCTTTTAGTTTAATCTTTGCAACTTCTCCTAATTGTAAGCCACAAAATATCTGTATCATTTTATTGGCAATTAGTTCTTCGTCGTTACTCTTTTCTTTCATAGCTACAAACTCTTGATACCTACTTAAAGGTATTTCGCTTAATGAATTTGGTAGCAATATATCTAACTTCATAATATAATAACTTTTTTTTCGTGTTTTTGTACTTTACAGATTAAAATAGTTTGTATTCGTTTTCTTTTATTCTTTGTTTAGCTATCTTAAAATACTTACTATCTTGCTCTATTCCTATCCCATTTCTATTCGTGTTTTGGCACGCAACCATTGTACTACCTGAACCCATTGTGAAGTCTAAAACCGTTTCATTTTCGTTGGTGTATGTTTTTATTAGATATTCCATTAGTAAAATAGGTTTTTGTGTTGGATGTAAGCCTCTTTGCATTGAGAATTCTAATATGTTTGGTTGATATATTAAATTATTATTCCCACTTAAAACCCTTTCTGCATATTTTTCAGTATCTACTTTTGTTTGGTCTTTATATACTCTAGGTTTATTGTTTCTTTTATTTTCTTTTTTTCTCTCTATCATTTGAGGATTATACAAGCATTGTTTTTTATAAAATATACTTATATTCTCAGTATATCTAGGTGCTTGTTTTTTAACCATCATTGGATTTGTTAATCTTTCTTTTTTCCATATCCAATCGTACTTATAATTATTAATGTTACTCATTCTTAAAGCACTACTAAACGGCTCACTACCAAATAAAACAATAGCACCGTTCGGTTTAATAATTCTATTTAATTGTTCCCACATCAAATCAAAGTCAATAACACTATCCCATTTACACGCTGTTGTTCCGTATGGTGGGTCTGTTATTATCGCGTCAATACTTTTGTCCTGTATTGTTTTCATCACTTCTAAACAATCGCCTAATTTTAAATCTATCATAATATATTATAACTTCCGTAATTCTTATTCATTCCTAACGTTTCCATTTCGTGATAACGTACTGCATCTATTGCGTGATTGAAATTATCAATAGGTTTATTTAGTCGTTTTCCTGTCTTGTCTGTGTCCCAGCAATATGATCGAAGTTCTTTGATTAGGTTTGTGCTATTAGAAGTGACTAAATAGTTTTCACGTTGCATAACATCAATACCGTAATTGATACTATCACGGCCTTTTGTTACGCCTTTTATTGTGATTCCATAACGTTGTATATCTGCTATACTTTTTGGCTCGGCACTATCTGCATAACAAGGAACGTTGCTTGGAAGTATTTTTGCTATGTCACTATTTAATAATCCTGTTTGATAGGTTAGTTCATTAAGTATTCGTGTTTCGTTATGTTTGTAGACTTCTATAATTGATGTCGGATCGTTCGTGTATCCGAAGTCAATTCCTATGCCTATTAGCCTCGCTTCGGTTGGTATCTTATCAATCAATTTATAGTTGGTAAATACTGCTCCTTGTAATTGTCCAATTTCGCCAAGTCCATAAACACGCCACCAATTTTCCCAATACGTGCTTGTCTTTGCTTTTAAGCGATTCTTTTCTATTTGTTGCACAATACCCTCATCAAGTGCTTCGTTGTCCTTGTACGTTAAAATTATAAAATCAGCATCGTCTTCATCTTTTAATTCATTATGCACCCAGAACTCGTTGCTTGGATTAAAGTCAAGATAAATTTCTTTCTTTGTTCTTATTGATAATTCATTGTATGATTCAAAGCTAACATTGTTACACTCGTTTATGTAAAGTATATCACGCCTTGCGCCTCTTAATTTACTTGCATCGTCAGCTGAAAAGAACTCAATAAAACTTCCATTTTGAAATTCGTATTTTAAATATGATTTATTAAAACTTGTTTCAGTATACCTGTTTCCCCATTTCATAATTTTTAAAAAATCTCTTACTGCGCCTCTTCTTAAGTGAGGTATTGATTCAGCTACAACGCTAATTTCTAAATTGTCATAGAACATAGCTTTGTTGATCAAAATAAAAAGTGTGCTAAAAGTCTTGGACGCACTTGTGCCACCTTGAATAATTTTGATTCGTTTTTTTAACGAATTAATCTTTCTTGCTGCCGTTGTTTCTATCAGCATCTAAATCAAAAAATGGTAACTCTATATTCGTTTGTTCAACTTGTTGTACAGGTGCGCCATAAGCACTATCTAAAAGCTTTTGGTATGCAGTAGCATCTCCTGTTCTTGCTTTCTTAATTAATGCTAATGTCATTAAGTCCTCTTGGCTCATTACCTCATTATCTCCTGTTAAAGGATTCTTTAAGTCTTGCTCTACTGATAGCCACTTCTTTGCTACCGTGCTTCTATTCTTACTTCCCTTTGGTCTGCCTTTAGGGTTGCCAGATTCTCCTTTCTTGTAGGGTATTAAGTTTTCTTCGTTAGCCATTTTTTATTATATTTGTTTCATAAGCGCAGTTAGTGTAATTGGTAGCACATTATTCATTCCAGAATAAAAGTAAAGTTCGAATCTATTGCTGCGCTCTATTTCTTTCACTTAAACTTATTTTTTTGCCTTTATACATTCCAGCACCTTGTTTATCTATTTCGCTAAAAGGTAATATTGGAACTGTTATTTTGCAACTCTTATCTATTAAGTAAATGTATCGAAACATATTTCCTTTTACTTTTTTTGCTCCTATATAATCTAATATTACTTTACTTTTTCTGCCGCCACTTTGTAATTCATTAAATTTACTTCTACTTATATAAGGTTTTAGCCAACTTAAATATCCACTCGTTCTTATTCCAAACCCTTGTACTATTTTACCATCTTTTAATCTATATGTCTCTACTGAAGAATTTATATTTGTTAATTTAAACCCACTCGCCCTATAAATTGTGCCATCTCCACATTGAACACCATCCGCAAAACTAACTATCCATTTTATTTGTGGTGCATTTTTTTTTAATAGTCTTATGCTAATTGCTATACATCTACTTTCTGAATACTTTGGTAAATAATCATCAAAAGCCATTCTATTGAGTTCTAAATAGTCATTCCATTTCGAGTCTTTTACTAACATCAATAACGCTCTTTTATTTACACTACCTCCATAACTTAAAACCCCGTGTAATTTGTCATCTAAAAAACACCCGAAATGTACTTGCGAATAATTTACAAACTTACCAGAATAATGATGTTTTTCGACAAACTCATTCGCAATCTTTGAAGGTATTACTTTTACAATTATTTCCTTTGCCCTACCCATTGCATAATAATTAAATATAAAGCATTTCCATTCGTGTTTTCGTTGCCCATAGTTTCGCAGTATTTATATTCTTCTGTTTGCTTAATATCTGTAATAGCGTTTTTTATTTGCTCTGCTTGTTCATCTGCTAAAGTAAAAGTCATTTGCTGAAAAGGCTCTTTATCGCCATCTGCTAAACTAAATTCAGTTCCGAACTCATCACTATCTTCTATAAAAACAGGTAAATCTAAACCCCAATCTTCTAACTCTGGTGTTTCAAAGTTGTTTGCGATATCGTCCCAATCCCATTCTCCAAAGCCTACATTGTCCTTAATGATAAATTCTCTTTGTTGCTTCTCTGTAAGTTTATCTGCTTGTATTATATGAACTTCTTTTAATCCAGCCTCTTGACAGGCTCTTAATCTCATATTGCCACCTAATACAATATTGTCTTTGTCAACTACTATAGGACGTATTTCTAACATCTCTGGAAACTCCTTAACTGACTTAACAAGCTTCTTGAACTTATCGTCTTTAATTAGTCTTGGGTTGTTAGGGTTATTCTTTATCTTCCCTATCTTTACTTTCTCTGTTTTCATTTGTTATTGTTATATGATTCGTGTTTTCATAGCATACATCAACCTCTGCACCAGAATCTAAAAACCTTGCTTGTATTTCTTTGATCCTTTTCTTATGCCTTATTGGATGCCCTACTATCTTAATCATTATAAGTTTCGTATACTTTCTTTATTCTGTTGTTTATATCTCTTAAACAACTTGCACAAGTAGTATATTGTTGTTTAGTTCTGAATACTCTATTATAAATAACTAATAGATCTCTTTGTTCACTTGGCTTCATTCTATTGCTATCTTTTGAAAACCATTCTTTTAAATATTCGTATTCGTCTTTTTGTAGGCATTCGGCTTTAAATCTTCTTGGAAATAATGCGTTTAATTTTTCTTTACGTTCTTCACACCCGCAATCGTCGCCTGCCAACCATTTAATAGCTTTCTTTATTCCTGTCGCTTCTGTTACCTTTTCGATAACGTCGCCTAAACCCTCAACAGGTTGCTGCTTCTTCCATTCTTTGTATTCTTTAGATCGTTTATCTAATCCTAAATAATATTCTTCGTTTTTTTCCATAATTAAATTAGTTCGTAATCTTCGTTTTTATAGTCTTCATAATCTTCGTTAAGATTTTCTTTTAGTTTTCCTTTGCAGTATTTTATTGTTTGAAAAATACTACTTGTACTTATTCGTGTTTCGTCAGCAAGTTCACGCATTGACATACCACTATCGAAATAGTGTTTAAATAACATCTCATCATACCAATGCCAGGTTTCAGCTTCTTCTTTTACACGTTTAATTAAACCACTAAAGGCTTCTTCTTTTGATATATAATCATAAGTAACGCCAATGTCTTTGCGTTCTTCTATATTAACCATCTGGTGCTTGTTTCGTTCTTTTGTCAAATCTTTGAATATGTTTCTTAAAGTAAAGTGTATGTAGGCACGGTTAAGTGTTCCGTTTTTTTGTATAACTTTTTCTCTGTCTGCGTACTTGTGTAATCTTATGTACATTTCTTGCACTATATCTTCTGCGTAGAAGTCTTCTCCGTAACTCTGTACGATTCTCAAATAGTCAGCGTGAAACTTTGCAACCTCTTTAAGCCAGTTCATTGATTAGATATTAAACAAATGTAATGATTATTTTCTAATAATGTATAGACGAAGTTTTTAACGAATAGTTGTGAATAAAAAAAAGCACCTCTTTCAAAGTGCTTCTTCCATTTTATAGTTTATAATCTAAAAAGGTAATCCATCTAAATCTGATCGTTGTGCATCGTGCTTTGCGTCTTCGTTGCCACCAGCTTCAACTTCTGCTTGGTACGGTTTACTAAACTTTGCACTAAAATACTTTACACCACTTTTAGATTCGTTTAGCCATAGTGCCACTTCTTTTTCTACACCATCAATAAGTGCTTTACCTTTGTAATCTGGATGCGAATCCGTTTTTTTGTAATCGTTTTTGAAGATTGCTCCTGTGTTGTTCTTTTGTTCC